ACAAGTGCTTCAGCCCCTACTGCTGTGTTAGATGCGCCAGTGGTATTTGCGGTTAGTGCGCCATAACCAACGGCAGTGTTGCTAGAAGCTGTGGTATTCGCCTCTAAGGCTTCTCGCCCGATGCCAGTGTTAAACTCGCCAGTTGTGTTTGCAGACAGTGCAAGAATACCAAACGCACTGTTATATATTGCTGTTGTGTTTGCATCTAGTGCTTGATAGCCGACAGCAGTAACTAGCCCCGTGGTGTTTGCTGTACCAGCCTGATATCCTACTGCTGTGCTTCCTGCGCCAGTGGTGTTTGCGAACAATGCGCCATCACCCACAGCCGTGTTGTTGCTTGCAGTGGTGTTAGAATACAAAGCAACTGTTCCAATAGCCGTGTTGTTTGCACCTGATGAAGTGTTGTATCCCGCACTAGAACCTACTGCCACGTTGCGTGTGCCAGAGGTGTTAGTTTCTAGTGATTGGTTGCCCACAGCCGTGTTACTTGCTCCAGTGTTATTGGTTAGTGCGTTTGTACCAATAGCGGTGTTGTAGTTGCCAGTAGAGGCATCCAATGCGGTGTTACCCAACGCCACGTTGTTCGTGCCTGTCGGGTAGTTACCGTCCAGTTTGATTGTGCCGCCGTCTGTAGAAAAGTTACCAGCATTGGTGATACCATCTGTCGTGGCTGCACCGTCAATGTCTATAGTGCCAGTGACAGTCAGATTACCACCTACACTAAAGTCGCTGTTTACGTTACCGCTGAACACACTAAAGACATCGTAGACCACGATCTCAGCTACATCATTTGCAGTCAGGGCTGACAGACCTGCAATAGTGTTGGCTGTGCTTGTATTGTAGTCTGTGCCAGCTACTAGGGTCACACCATTCAAGTTCACGTCAACATAGTTGCCGTCAGTGAATGTCAGGGTGCCACCTGTTAGCGCACCACTAATGGATGTCTCGCCCCCGGATGCAGTGAAGTAGTAACGATTTCTAACACCCTGTGATGGTGATCTACCCAAGTACGCCATACTAGGCTACCTCTTCTTCGTCCTTGCTCTGAACTGATTCAATCAGCTTGTCAGTAAAAACATTCTGTGCAGCCTGAACCTGGTCCAAATCAAATCGAATGTTAGCCGCTTTATTTTGGCAAGACCGGATTTGCATAATGAGGTAGTTCTGCTCCTCATTAAGATCCTCTGTCTTGTATTCCTTGCCGTTGATCGTAACTACGTTATCGCTCATCTTACCACCCTGATGGAGTTCCAGTTAAAATAGAAGGACTGGCTTTCTCTGCAATGTCGGCATCTAATGCTGCCTTGACTTCATCTTCAGTCTGGCCCATGTCAGCCAAAACTTTGGCTTTGCACCAGTCCTTGGTTAAATCATTATATGCCACAAAATCTGCGCCGTCTTCCACCTCTACGCCAGTCGTACCGTATTTAGTTGCGGAAAGGGCGTTGCCGTCAGCGTCTGTCTCGCTATCGCTAGTCGCTGTTACACGCCAGTGAATTGTTTTTACAACGTCAGAGTTTGACCCTTCTGTTGCCACACGGTCTAACTGCGGATACGTCCACTCGTATGTGTTAGCCATTGTCTACTCCTGTTAGCTGGCTTCAAGCGCAGCCACACGGCCACGCAATTGCTGTATTTCTTTAATAAGCATTGGAACCAATTTGCTGTAATCCACTGCCATCATCTTATCGCTGTCGGCATCGCCTGTTACAGCTAGTGGTTCAATCGGCTGCAACTCTTGGGCTATCAGGCCATAATCTTGATGGCTGTCGTCTGCTTTCCAATCAAACTGGCGCACCTGAATGGCATCAATCTTGTCGGATGCTGACGCTGCGTTTTGAATGTTTGATTTAAGGCGTCTGTCTGATGATGTGTTAAAAGCTACAGCAGTTGATGAAATTGATATATCACCTTTATTTGCACCTGCTCTGCCAAACCAGACAAGAGTGCCTGTATCTCCACGATTAGCGTAAAGCGCAATATTGGTGCTGTGAGAAAACATCCCGTACCCTTGTGTACTCATTTCAGCACCAGCGGCTGAAACATCTCCTGATGATGTTTTTCCAACCACAAAACCCGTAGTAACAAACCTCCCACGCTCCGCACCGCCAGTGTAAAACTTGATAGTGTTCGCTGGGTTAGAAGATATGTCCAGATAGGTGTCAGTATCACCAACACCAGTGAAGAACTGCGCCAACACTTGACCGCTGAAGTAACCGTCTTTGAAACGTACGCTGCTGCTTCCTAAGTCAACAGCATTGTCACGTTGAAGGTTGTCGTAATGTGGCAAGATACTGGTTGATGCGAATTGCAAGCCTGAGTTATCGGCATCGTTGGAGATAAATGGGTTGTTGTTGTTTACAACGCCGATTGAACCAACCGTTGTGCTACCTTGACGCAGCACAACAATGTCACCATCATCACTATTACGTCCGACATAAAGAGGTGGGTTACTATCTCTAACGATAGCCGTCAGGCCGCTGCTTTGTGTTTCAAATCCCGTTGTGGTTGTTGATGAACTGGTCTTGCCGACCAGAAAAGAGCCATCGCTTAATATACGGACACGTTCAGCCTCATTAGTATCAAACCGCATAAAGTTTGATGAATGGTCGTACATAATTCGACCAGCGGAGTCTGCGGCTTGGTCACCAAATCTAAGCTGACTGTTTGCGGTGTTAGACCCAGCTTTCAGCAACATCATTGCACGGTTACTGCCTTGGCCTATGACTGTTACATCACCAGTGTTGTTGATGGTGACAATCTCAGTTCCAGCAGGGCGTATGGATGTTGTGCCAGCGGTAGCTAGTATGTTGTTACTGAGTGTTACTTCACCAGTTCCATTTGGTGCTAGTGTGATGTCACGGTTAGAGGTTGAGACAATGCTGTGAGTCTGGACATCAAGCGCACCGCCAAGCTGGGGGCTGGTGTCATTCACCAAGTCGGTGCTTACAGTGCCAAACGACAGAGTGCCGGAGCCGTTGGTCTTTAGTACCTGACCGTTGCTCCCATCCGCTGTTGGATAGGTTAAGCTATTTATTTCTGCGGAGCCTGTAACAGTCAGGCCATCAGCAGTGTTAAACCGTTGTACACCAGAGCCAATATAACCCATCAGGTAATCTCCAATATAGAAAGTGTAACATCAGCAGAAGTTGAAGCACTTGACGTAACCTTCAAAACATCTGATGCGTTCATCACAACCTTCTGGTCGCCTCCTACAACAACCAACGATGATCCAACGGGAACCGGAGCATCCTTGATAATGTATACGTTATCGCCGTCATTGTTCTCTATCTGAACATCAATCTCTATTTGAGATGTCACAATGTTAGCTATACTGAGGCCAATAATCGTTGTCTCTGTGGAACTTGGGCATGTGTAAATAGTAGCCGCGCTGGTACCAACTCCCGTGTCTGTTACAAGTTTAAAAGCATTCGCCATAATATCATCCTAACGCAATCGCCATAGCGATGCCCTGTCCTGCGGGATCAAAAAACGTCAGCCCCTGTGTTTGAAGGTTGTCGGTATGGATAGCCTTTTCTGCTGGCAACGTGCAGAAAATTGTCTTGGTCCCAGAACTCCAACTCACAGCGTTGTCACTGTTACTGGACTGCAAGATGGTTGTACGCGCCAGTGTAGTGCCGGATGACGTATACGTTCCAACCCCAACCTCAAAGTCAGTGCCGTCTGTGCAAGCGTAAAATGTCGTGTTCCCGTTCCCGACAGAACCAAAAGTCTCAAAACCAGTGACCGCACCAGCCAGTGTATATGTGCCAGTGCCTGTCGTGGTGGTCGTTTCTTTGACCCTATCCGCAAGAACAAGCGCCATTTTACTTCAACTCTATAGACAAGTTGCCTGTGTTAATGCGGAAGATATCCCCAGAGGCTATGGTTTTACTTGCGTCCAAAGCACCTACAAACAAGATGTTTCCGCTAGTTGATGCGTCTGCAACAAAAACGTGTGTGATAACATCATCCCCGCCACCACCAGATGCTGGGAACTCAATGTTTGCTGCATTTGTAGCTGTCTGCGCGTCCGTGCTAACAGCAGGGACCGTCCAGCCAGAAGCCGCCACCTGCTGCCTCGCGTAGCTGGTAAAGTCCGCCTCAGTAACGGAGCCTGTTTCAATACTGCTAACTGCTGTAGCTAGACCCACATAAATACTGTTTCCGGGAGTTGCAAAACTCTCCGTATTGTTTTTAAACAGAAACTGCAATATCGCATGTTCTGTATAATTGGTTGCTGCATTTGACGTTGCCATTTTTTACTCCTCAAGTACGGGGCCGTTCCGGCAAACCCCTGCGATAAGCATCGCTGTTTTCTCTGGCCTCTGCCAGATCCTTAATCCTGGTCATTGCTTCCGTAAACTGCTTCTCATACATGGTGAGCATATCCTGCTCACCTTTCATGTAAGTATACGCTTCGACCAAAGAACCGTAAAGCATGGCATTCGGAGCGTTCTCACTGAGCCATGTTGTACCAGAATCAGCCCCGGCTGTTAATGACGTAGGCCTATAATAGTAGTGTAGCTCAACAGCAAAGTTTGCATTCGGTGTTGGCGACACAATGAAGTTGTCGATATCGAAGAAAGCGTAATACTTAGGAACCCCTGTTGTGGATGCGTTGGGGTTGTACTCCTGAATAAAGTTTACATCCTTCTGCAACAAAAACTCTTTGGAGCTACTGTTGGTGATCGACATAGAGAAAGACGCTAGGTAGTCACTAGGCACAGAAAGATACGGGTCGTTCTGCGACAAGGCTGACGTGGCATTTTTACGGAAAAGTTCTAGATCAACGAGTTTGAATATGCGTTGCTCTGTATTCTTAATGAACGTAGGCAGGTTTGTTACGAAGGACGTTTCCGTGTTCTCCGTGTAATCCTGTATCGCCGTTTTTAATTGTGCGTAGGTAAAGCTCATCAAACACTCCTACACTATCGTTATATTCCCAACCATACTGGAGTGGTTGGTGCATTGATACACAAGCGACGTGTCGCTTGGCTCGTGTGGAACGATAAACTGCGTTAAACCCGTTGTGGAGTTATAATTTTCTGTCACACCCGTTGTAAAAGCAGACCCACCATTAGATGTTCTGATTTGCAGTGGATGACTGCTTACGTTAGCCGTGTTGTCTATCAAATAGGTGTGGCCCTTATAGAACGTAAAGTTTGGGTTATCCCCTGAAGTTGCACCCGGCCCGGTAAATGTATATGCTGAACTTCCGTTAGTGCCAGCGGTGTACTTAGTGACAGGACCAGTGGTCTCGTCGTTCAATCTTATCCAAACGCCACCATGCGCGAAGTAAAGACCACCCGTAGCATGTACATGAGCTACCGCGCCGTGATAAGTAGATGCACTGGGCAGATCGCTCAAAGCGGCATAGTAAAACACAATCTTATTAGCGCCTGAACTCACATCAAGCAGACCGCTTGCATCTATGATGTCAGTTAGTACACTAGAACTGTTTCCTAGCGCGGCGTAGATTTCGTTAAAGTTGTCGTTTATCTTGTCGGCACCATCGCGAAGAGTGTCACCAGTGCCATCATTCGCGGCAGAGCCAATACCTACTGTTTGCTTTGCCATTTAACCCTCGTCAAAAGTCTTGTTGGTCGAATCGAGTCTAACATCTGTCTCATCAAAGGTCGATGCCGTTGTTGGTGTTGCTGTACCCGGCCCAGCGGTTGCATTTTCACCGCCACCTCGTGTATTACCGGCTGTCGCTGTGTCTCCTCCGGTGATTGAGATTGTGTACGAATTACTGTCAACAACAGTGATCGTATAGCCTGTAGCTTTTTCCAAAGAACTTTCCGAAAAACCATCGAATGCCTCTACCTTGCGGAACCTAACAGCGTCAGATGTACTGCGACCATGAGAAGGTTCATATACAGTAATTACGTTAGAACCAGAAGAGCCTGACTCAAACGGATTGAGAATCAAAAGTCGTTGCCCAGCCACCTCGGTCCTTTGATCTGGGCGTGGATCAAACAATGCTTGCGGGTCTGGCCCTACCTGTGGTGGCTCAAGCTGTGGGTGCTTTGGCTCATACTCATCTGGTCCTACCTTCAGTCCATTCCACTCCGTCTGCATTTCAACAAGCCGGTAGCGAAACCCCGACCTATCGGAGTAGCCCCAAGCATCTTTACCCGAAGCATACCTCGCCATTAATTAACCCTCAGATACTGTATGCTTGGCTGTAGTTTCAGGGCAACTCGGTCTTCGTCCTCATCTGCGGCACGTTGAAACTCTTCTTCGTACAGGTTCTTTAGAAGCTGCACTCGTTCCGGTGCTTTTTTAAGAGCAGTATAGTACGCAAGGCCTGCGACCATGCAGGGCAAAAACCTAAACGGTGCATCTGTTGTGTTAACCAAAGCATCGACATCTTCAATCCGTTGAACATAGTAATATACCAATGTGTCTGTGGAGTTTTCAGGGGTGGGCCACAGCGTGATCTGAGGCTCTACCTGGCGGTTGTAGTAATACTGACTTGGGCGTCCCTGTGTTGTTTTGTTTGGCACTGTCAGATACTCACTGCGTGACATTCGGCTTATCTCAAAGTCTGTACCACTACGGCGCACTACTACTTCCAAAAGATCCGTGTAGTCCGATGTAAATGTATACGTCGCCGTACCTTGAGTCAGAGCTTGTGTAGCTTGCTTAACTGTCCACAAGTTTAGCCCACGGTTTGCCCAGTCCGCAAACATCAGGTTCATGGACCTACGCGCCGTGCGAGCATCATAGCCAGTGCGGACTTCAAGGCCGCACCTCTCATACGCCTCTTCGATTATCTCTGCTACGTCGAGATCAAAGTCTCGTGAACCTGAAGTTGCCATTTACTTTCTCTTCAATGTGCCGCCACGCATCTTACGCATAGCTTTGCCCTTTTTTGCCATGACTGGTTTCTTCATCATTGAACCACCACCGCGCATAGCTTTCTTTGCGCCCATTCCGCCACGCATCTTACGCATTGGTTTCTTCATAACACTTTCTCCTATCTCTACGATGTTTAACTAAGCGTTGATAGTCCTGGTCTTCATAGTTTGAATAATACCCTAAAGCCTCTAGCTTTGCACTAGCGTTGTCTATATCTGTCAAGCGTTGAATAAACACCATGCTTAACTTTTTTTCCTTAAACGCCAACAACCAAACATTGTGTCCTGTTGTTGCTAACCATCCGTTTAAGGCAAAACAAGAGGCCTCTAGATCATCGTAACTTTGTTTGTGTGTGTAGCTGGCACAAATTACGACCTGATATGTATCGTCAAAACTTTGTATCTCTTCGTAAACCGCGTCCCACAAATCGTCTTTTTCTTCTCGGACTTTTACTTTGTTTGCAAACCAAGCGTTTTTGGCGAAAGGGCACAAAGCATTTCCGTTGACGGATTTATCTGGCTGACTAAGTTCCGATACAATCCAATTTTTAAGAACGTCTGTTAGTGACATTTTTCTTTGGCATAGTTATAGCACCAGCCATTTCTTTGCGCGGAGAACAGTGCATGCCGCCATGACTAAAACCAGGAACACCTCGCCCTCTTAAAACGTCCTTTTGTGTAATTACACCATCACCAGTTAAGTCGGTTAATTTTTTCTTACTTGCCACGTTTCTTTCTCCTTAATGCTTTTACACGCCGGGGCTTTCCGGCTGGTTGCCCAATACGTTTCTTCTGCGCAATTCTACTACGCTTCTCTGCTGCTGTCATTTCGCTAGATGTTTTAGGAGTTTTACTGGAAACTCTCTTAGAGGGGCGACAATATGGAGTACCCCGTTTTTCACCCTTGCGACGGCCACACGGTTTTCCTGTACGCTGGTCCGTCCACTTTTCCTTAAACCATCTTTTAAGAGCCAAGCCCTTTTTCGTCTTGCGCACCGCCATTGCTTACTTCCTTGACTTTTTAATCGCATCGAATGTCTCCCGCATAGTGGCAGGCTTCTCATTCTTAGGATCGTACTTGCACTTTATTTCCCGTGGGAAAAACTCGTTCAAGCCTAACCATACGCTGTCAACAGTGTTATTAGGCCCATGATATATGCATACACGCTGCCCGTCTATAAGCTCACAACCCTTGAGTCGGCAGTCTACATACTCCGGTATGGATGCTGCGTTAGCCGCACTTTTTAGGAACATTACAAAACCCAGTAAAACTCCTGATCCGACACAGGCCATTAGAATCCACGCCACCACCTCTACAAATTTACGGCGTCTTTGTCTCTGTTTGTATAAAGTTTCTTGGCGTTGTTTGCGGATAGACCCTTCCATTTTTACGAGTTCATCCCACTTAGACCTGCCCATAGTCATGCCAATCCACTGCTGCAACTCATACCTTTGTTGTTGAGCTTTCTGCTTTGCAGCAAATGTTTCTATAGCTTCCTGCTCTACAGACTTACCCGCAAACAGTTTTTTAAATATGGGTGGGTTTTTGGCTTCCTTTTCAAGCATGTCCAGATCGGACATTGCACCCATCCAACGAGACAGGTCTGAGGCCATAGACTCTATATCACGGCCTACCTGCATACCTTTTTTGATTGCGCCAAAAGCTGCGGAAGCTGCTGCCATCGCTGATACTGGATCCATTAATACACCTCCACGCTTCCTTCCTTGACGTACTTTGGCACACAGTAAGCAGTGACGCGGTCCTTCGGATCTATATAGTCTTTATAGCCGTAGTTTCCGTACCTCTTTGAAACCTCGGCAGCAAAATAGTTACATTCTGTAACAGATCTAAAATGCATATCTGCACTTGTTAAGCGTCTATCTTCACCCGTCCCCAGGTACACCATTAAGACAAACACATGTATCATCGCGGTCAATAAATCTTTGTTGTGCGGTACTTGTACGTTCCGCCGGTTGCTTTCTTTTTGCTGTTACCCCAGTTTGCTGCGCCAACTTTTCGGCATTTTGCGATGGCCCCACTTGCGTACGCCGACGGGAAGACCTTATAGCGGCGTTTAACTTTGTGATAGCATGCATCCTTCTTGCTCATTTCTGCCTCTTTGGTTTTTTAGCCTTACGAACCTTCTTGAACTTTTTCTTCTGGGGCGGCTTTGATATTTGGCTTTCGAGCGACCCACGCGAGATTCCCATCTTTATTCCTCTCTATGTAGTCTTCCCACAAAGTAGTGAGCATCTTGTGGTTTTCATCAACCTTGACGCTTATAACAGCCGTGTCTGTCTTTAGCTCAACTATGGACAGAGCTATCCAAGCAACAAAACCCAGTATTGCAGTAACCCCTATATTTAGCATTTCCATCTCCGACGAGCTGCACAGATACGTTTTTTAGGAGTCTTCTTGCAACTGATGTTATGCATCTTCATCTGACCAGCAGAACGCGAGCAGTATGACTTGCGGCGCTTCGCACGAGATTTGCTAGGCTTGCTCTCAGTCACCGCTGTTTGAAGCTTGCTTCCTGGGTTTTTACGACGATACGCTGCAACACCAGCCTTAGTCATTCCCGCTCCAGATTTAGTGGAGCGGAAATTCTTTTTGTTGCGCTTGGGCATCTTTGACGGCTTTCTAGCCATTAGCCAAAGAACCCAGTGATAGAGTCTACGTTAGTGAGCGTCACATGACACTCATCATCGAAGATCATGCCGTGATCAGGAATGGTGATTTGATTGTCGTCTGATGTATGAAACACCATTGACAACAATGTTGCACCACCGCTCCCGTTCTTAAACACAACGGCGGGTGACCCACTAGAGGCTGTCTTTACGTAGAAAGCCTTTAGACGAGTTCTACCACCCTGCAATGTGCCTGTAGCTGTAGCAGTCTTTGCTGTAATAGAAGCAGCCATTGTGCCCTCCTATTAAGCAAGGTTGTTATTCTGCTGGTACAGGATTGTAACACGAACAAGACCTGCGTTTGTTGCAGCGGAGCCAGTTACAGTCAAACGAATGTCCGCTGTTCCTGTGTCCTGCCACGCCAATGCAGCGCCAGCTTGAGTTGTTGGATACTTGCGACCAGCAGTTGTTCCGATTGCAAACGTGTTGAGAATGGTAGCAGCACCACCAACAGTGTCACCAACACTAAGGTTAGTTGCAGTGTTAGCTGCGGTGATAACATCAATCACACAGTCAATAATCTGGGAGTTTGCTGGGATAACAACGTCAGTTACAGATGCTGCGACTGCACCACCGGAAAGATCTACTGAGAATGTTTGAGCCATAACAACCTGACCGACATTGGCAATGTTGGTGCCAAGTGTTGTGCCTGTTGTGTTCTTAATCGTTCCGGCCTTAATAGGACCAGAGAAAGTAGTTGTAGCCATTTTGTACTCCTGTCGTGGCTAGTGTCAGCCACGCTGTGCGGCTGTCAGGGATAAGTAACTATACAATAAAAAAGGGCGGCATGGAAGCCGCCCTCTAGTTTCTTTGTGCCTACGGTTATGCTCCGGGTGAACCGAATACACAACGTGGGTCTGANAAGCCGAAGCTGTAACGCTCACGAGCCTTGAACCGCATGTTACCAGTGTCGAAGTCTGGGTCCATGTTGGTTGACAGAGCTGTACGCTCAAAGTGCTTCAGACCGTTAGGTGCATCAGTCTTGATGAAGAATGCATCTGTGTCGGTCAGGTAGTCGTTGACTACATAGCCTTCAGGCAGCATGCCCATTGACTTCAGCGCGTTCACGTCGTTGTCGGCTGTTCCAACACGGAGGTTAGAAACAAGCAGACGCTCTGCAACGAATTGCAGTTGACGTGGAACAATCAGCTTCATGCCGCGAAGAGCAATGATGAGGCCACGCTCGTCAACGAAACCAGCGATGCTGATAAGAGCGTCTTCAAGTGAAGTCTCATTAAGGTCTGAGGCAGTTGCTGGCTCGTTTGAGAACGTGCCACCGCTTGTGAGCGGGTGGTTTGTCGCCATAAGAGCTACACCGTCACCACCAGCAAATGCGCCAGCGGAGAAGCCATTGTTGAGGACAGAAGCAGCCTTAACCTGC